CTTGGGTTCTCCTTGTTTGAAAAAACCTCTTTTATATTTACTTTTTCTATTTTCATTTTCAATTGTTTATTTATTTTAATTAAGGCTTATATTTTCAAAAGACAAATAGCAATCATCATATTCCAATGTCATGTCATCAATTTCAATAGTAGTCCATTCGCAATCTTCACCTTCGTATTCTCTAAGTTCTTCTAAAGTTGCATAAAAGCCTTCTAATGGATTATCAAGACTTTCTGCTATATTTATATCAAGCTGAGAATATGGGACGAACACGAGAAAAGTCATTTTATCAAAGTTAAGTAATCTAAATACATATTCAAATGATTTATTGCTTTTTTAATATCCTGTTCTTCATCATCCTTTTTACCACTTCTCAATATGTATTCAAGTGCTGAGGCTTTACAATGGCTTAACTCAAAATCATGTATTACATCTATTGCTTTAATGCCTTTGTATTTTCCAGTATAATAGCTTGGTGTATCTCCTTTTACATAATTAGCTTTATTTTCATCACTTCCTTTTGTTTTGTATTCGTAGACAGGTATCATATTATTTATTTTTAATTATTTATTTATAATGGCATCGGAATGATAAAAGGTAGTTTTCCGTCATTTAATACAACACCAACTCCTATTGCTTCTTTCTTACCGCCTTGCATATAACCCATTGCATAAGATTTAGAATCTATTCCACACCCTACCTGCATGCCAAAGATAGCGGCATTTTTTCCAAAGTTCCATTCACAATAAAATTGAGTATGAAAATGTCCAGATACTGTGCTAATCATATCACGTTTATAAGCTGTTTTTGCTGCACTCGATTTGTCTCCATGAACATATCTAACATCATTATAAATTACTTCAGTACAGAAATTCCAATTAGGTGTTTTTAATACTTCGCTAAATTCTTTAATCCATTTTGCAGGAACTCCAGAACTTTGAGCTTTACGGATAATAATTCTGTCATGGTTTCCCAATGTAACATCAGCTTCTGGAAAAGCCTCATACCATTTAGCAATCTTTTTAATAGTTTGTTCTAACTCATCGCCACCACCTAAAGCATTACTATCAGTTTCATGGTATGAGCTATAATGATTGTCTATTACATCACCTATAAAAACAACCTTATTACAATTATGTTTTACATATTGTTCTTGACAAAATTCTAAATACCCATCTAAGCAAAACGGCTCATGTAAATCTCCTATTACTAGGATGTTTTCAACTGTTTTCTCTCTATAATTCTTAATTAATTCTTGTTCTTTTGCCGATAATCTGGGTCTATATCCTGTTTCCATTTTGTAAATGTAAGCAATTATTTATAACATTTGCTAAACAGCATTAAAACGCTTTAAAGCTCGTTGTTAGGTTTAATACTTAAATTCGTTTAGTTTTTCAATTTTTAAATTATGGCAATCACCCATAAAAGTAAATGAGCCATTACCATTTGGGTCAATATCACCCTTTTTATTAAATGTAGATATTTTATAAAAATTGGCTGGTTTTATATATCCATAAAGAAAGCACTCTTTAAAATTATCTGAAATGCCTAAGAAAAAATAGTAGTCGCACTTTTGAGTAGTATTAAAGTCAGATATATTTAATGTCCATTTGGTGTTGGGCTTAAATCTGGAAGTAAATTTTTTTGTTTTAACATCAATCGTTTTTTTATTTATAATTAAATCATAATCATAAGTCGAATTAAAATCTACACCAAAACCTTTATCTTTATATAAATCATAAACTATAATTTCACCCAAAGCTCCATAAGTATTTCCTTGTCCTTTTGTTATTGAGCCGTTAAGCTTTTTAAATGGATATAATTGTTTTGCTCTTTCAATCTGCTCACTTGTTATTTCTATTGATTGCATAATATTTTATTTTATAATGCTTTTATTTTAAAATCTATAAACTCAGTACCCTTTTTAACTATAATTTTTTCAACTGTTAATTTATAAATATCTCTATCGTTAAAACCATATTTCTTTTGTAGAATATCAATAAACGGTTTAAGTCCATTATCAATGTCATTTAATTTGCTAGATAATCCAAAAATAACGTCTAAATGAAATTGCCCTTTAGGTATTATAAAATGAGGTGGAAGTATCAGCATCAATATTTTTTCATATTTTTTATAGTCTGGAGTCTTAAACCTTTTTCCTTGCCAACACTTATTCACCGATAATGCTTTTATATTTACTCTCATAAGTTTTTTATATGAATTTCTTTAGCGTTATTATTAAAATCTTTATTTGAATGGCATCTTAGATGGCAATCCCTGCAAACAGCTATTAAATTTTCAATATAATCTTTTGTCTTTGAGCCACCCATTCCTTTTGCTTCTAAATGGTGAATATCAACAGACTTGCTATTGCATATTTCACAAGGTATAAATTCATCACCAAAGTAATCAAAATAATTAAAATAAATTTTAGTATGTTTTTTCATAAGCTAATTATATTTTCTAAAGTTTGCCTTTGAATATATTTAAAAGTTCCTTTGTCTAAATTTTTTATAAGTATTAAATTAAACTCACCTTTTAAATCTCTTTTAACTCCTACCTGTTTAAAAGTAGTTCCTTTAATTGTAAATTCAAAATGCTTTTCTAATTCATTTAGATATTTATTTGTTTTAGATGCTTTCATAATTACGTGTTTTTTACGTGTTTTGCGTGTTCTTAGTTTGTTTTAATTTTATATTCTCTTTTGCAAGTCTGTCAATTGTTTCCCTCATGTGTTTAAAACAGTTTAGAGTAGCGTTCAACTGATTCATTACTTCTAAATACCTATTATTACCAGTATCAGAAAATTCTATCTTATACAGCTCTAATTGTCCTTTAAGAAATGATTCATTTATTATTGAACCTAAATAGTCGCTAACTCCATTATTTTTGTATTTCATATTTTTTGTATTTTAAAAAGGTGATTTATCTAAACTATCAAATTCTGTATTGTGTTCTAAAGGTGCTTGTACTCTATCAGCAGCTATTGTATGAGTCAAAGGATTTTGATTATTAATAACAAAACCTAAACCATTATTAAAATCTAATAAAACTGGGTCTTCAATACTGCTAACCTTTGAGCCAGTTTCAGTATCTTTTACTTTACGAATGTACAACATTGTTTTTGTATTCATACTAGGATGCCCAACCAATCTATGTATGGTTAAAAAGCCATCTGGTCTGTTCCCAAATGCTTGTCCACCTTCGCTATCTGCTTTAGATGGTGGAAATGGATAACCCGGAAATGCTTGGTTGTCAGCATACTTTTTTCTGGCCGCCTCAGTCACTACATGGGTATTAACATAAATATTAATATTAGTATTCTCGCAAAAGTTTCTACAAGTATTTAAGAAATTGTAATTATCTGAATGACTAAACCCTCTATCTAATCCAGTAAATGGGTCAATTAAACAAGCATTAAAATTACCCTCTTTAAATATTTCTAGTAATTGTTCTAACTTATAAAATTTGCTATTGTCAATAAAAGTAAACCATTGTTGTATTTTTAATTCAGCTCTTGTTACTTCACTAAATTCCATATCTAAAACCCTTTCTCCAGTCATATATTGGATTAGCTTTCTAACTAATTGCCCACCTTTATTTTCTCCAGAGTAAATACACCATTTAATTCCATGTTTCATTGATAGTGCTAAAGCGTACCATATCATAAAATCAGTTTTACCAACATTGTCTAAACCGTTTATAATAGTAAATTCACCTTGCTTAAATCTTAAGTTATCATCAAAATCTTTACATCCAATGCCTTTACCCATAGAAATTAATCCATTATGATAATCTTGTAGGTAGGAATTTATTTCTTGCTGCTCTAAAATCATAATTAAAAAGATAAGTTAGATGTAGGGCTTCCTGCTAATTTTTCTCCAATTGTTAATTCTCTGCCCTTTGGATAAACTGTCTTAATCCATACACAAATTTCTTGAGTAGTTAAATTTCCGTAGGTTTTACCATAAGAACCCAAAGAACCATCTCTAATGACCTTTTGTATTATTTTAGTATCTAACCCTATAAATTCAGAGTTAATGTCTCTAACCATGCTTAAAACGTCTCTAACTGGAGTATTAGTCCTTTCAAAAGCTAATAATATTGATTGGCTTAAATCAGATGTTCGGATTGTTAATTCTGATGTCTTCGTTGTATCTTGTAAGTTGTTCTTGTTTTCCATGTTTATCGTTTTTAAATTTTTCGTTAAATGCTATTATATATTTTATTCCATCTTTATTTGTCTTTCTTAATTTTGGTATCGCTAAAAAATTACTGCTCCAGAAAGTGTCTGTTCTGACTTTTTTTACAATTTCTATAATATAATCAAAAGGAATTTTATCAATCCTATTTAATTTATCAATAGTATCTAACCAACTATTAATATTTTTAGGGTGCAGGTGTTTAGGAAAATAAGTTAAACAGTTATTCAAACAGTCGTGTATCTCGGTAGAGTACACAATAGTTTTTAATTCTAATTCTAATTCTAATTCTAATTCTAATTCTAATTCTAATTCTAATTCCTTAGGGGGGTTACCCAAGGGGGGGTGCTCTATGGGGTTAACTGATTGATTTCCAATAAGTTTTAATCCAGTAGCATCCTGCCACCCCTTAATTTGTTTATCTATATTATGTTTCTGGCTAATGTAAGCCATTTTAACAATTCCTTTCAATTCTGGGTCAACTCCTAAAAATTGTTTTTCTAAAATAGATGTAATAAATTTACATTTATCTTCTGAATTTTCAAGTTCGTTAAACATATCAAAGTAAGACCTATAAAATTTAAAATCCTTTCTTCTGGTTTCTTTAAATGCCATTATTAACCTCCTCTATTTTATTAATCTCAGTGCGAAGTGTTTTAGCAAATCTTATACAAGTGGTTTTGTCAAAACGATATTGTATAGAATCTCCATCAAAAAAGCCCTCAATTAAAATAGACCCATCATTTTCTTCAGCAGTTAAATAATCCTCATTATTAAGGCTGCAAATAAATTTAAATTGTATTGCCATAATTATTAAAGGTTTTAGATACCTATAAACTATTAGTAAAAAAAATAAACCCCTAAAACTAGAGCGTGAGAAACTAGAATTAGGGGTTATTTAAAATATCTTTTAAAGCTCTCACGCTTTTAAGTTACAAATATAAGAAACATTTATTAATAAACACAAAAAAAACCAACTAAATTAATAATTGGCTAAAAATATTTTAAAAGATTGGCTTTAATAAACTACGAAAAAAGTACCACAGATTAATTTCTTACTTTTTAATATTTTTTTACCTGTATTTACCTGTATTTACCTGTTTTTAAAATGGCAAATCATCACCAGTATCAGCATCATTAAGTCCTGCAACAGCTATTGATTCTTCAGCTTTAAATATTTTCCAAGCTGATAGCTCAGTAAAATGCTTTCCGTTCCACTCGGTAGTCTTCACATTGAAATCTACATCTACTTTTTGCCCTTCTTTATTAAATTTAATAAAGTTCTCTACATTGTTTTTTTCTGAATCATCCATTGAAAAGATGTTGAAACAATATAAGTTATTATAAGTTTCATCTGTTTCTAATAAGAAGCTAACCTTAGACCAGCTTTTTTCTTCTTTAGTTTTTCCTTTTTCTACTTCTTTAATTGTTTTAATTTTGCCTGTTACCTTCATAATTTATTGGTTTTAATTAATTATTAATTACTTATTTTGATAATATTTTAATTTTGCGTTTCTACTGCTTTGAAATCTGTTACAAATTTCAGTTAAATCCGAAGCGATAACAAATCTTTGATAAGATACTTTGTTAATTTTTACTATTTCTTTATCCTTTAATTCTATTGTTTCATAAAGACTCAAAGTATGTTTAGTGAGTTTATAAATTTTTAATGATAATAGCATTATAGTTGCTGATAAGACTACCATTATAATTGTTCCAATTTTAATATTTCTATTCAAGTTTTCAAAATCTTGTCTCATAATCCTAAGTTAAGCATTTAATATTGATTTAATTATCTTTTTTAAATGTTCCTCGCAGTGTTTTAAAGCTGCCTCAATAGAATCTATTTCTGAGCATTTTACATTACCAATTTTTGTTTTTATTGAATAACTATAAATTCCGTTTTCTTCTTTTAGCGTTTTCAAATCGCTTTCTTCTAATTTTATTTTCATATTTATTTTAAATTATTTACTAAATTTTTAAATACTTTGTCGTAACTCATAATATTTTCTATATTTCTGCAGGAATACAGTACAGTTGAATGGTCTTTTCCAAATTCTAAGCCAGTTCTTACACAGGTGATACCATAAATTTTCCGCATAATATAATGGCAGATTTGTCTAGCCTCAACTAAATCGTGAAACCTTCTTTTGCTTTTAAGCTCCTTTTCAGAAATTTCGTACAATTCGCAAACTCTTTTAATAAGATTTATAGTTTTTGTTTTTTTATCAGAATGATTTTTTTCAATTCCGCATTTAATCCAGTAACTCATTTTGTTTAGTTTAAAATATTGTTAATAATTTCTATTATTCTGCAGCCAATTAAAAATCCAAGTCCTATTTGAACCACAATAATCGCTGCTTTAAATCCTTCTAATTCGTCTTTATTCATCTGTTTATTTAGTTTTTAATATTAATAATTCGTTTTGATATGCATTACTTGCTTCTAATTCTTCTGTAAAATAACCTAAATGTTTTTTCTTTCCGTTAATTCTTATAGAAGCCGACCATTTATTAGTAGCCTTATACCAGCTAACACCAACAAATTTTGAGGAGCTTTTAATATGTTTTTGGTTAGCGTTCTCTCTCTGAGTAACAATCTCTAAATTATCCACATTATTATTTGTTTTATCAAAGTCGATATGGTTTACTACTAGCTTATAACCGCATGGTGTATGCCCTAAAAAGTATTCAGCCACTAATTGGTGGATTTTTCTCATTTTTAAAACACCATCTTTAGATAAACCAACATAATAGTAACCTTTTCCATCATCTCCAGCTTTTAAAATCCTTTCTTTTTTTGTGTGGTTATAATTTAAACTTTTAACTCTCCCCAAGTTTGAAACTTGATAAATACCCTCGTAGCCTTTAATATCTCTAAATCCTTCTAGCTCTTGTTTATCCATCTGTTTATTTTTTTAGTTCTTAATTCGTGAATGCTGTCTTCAATTACCTCAGTAACTTCTTCTAAATATTCCATGTTGGATTCTTTTTCAATTAAATCTAAAAGCTTATTTCCTTCAGCGAACCATCTCTTAAAGATTACCTTGGATAGTTGTTTTGGTTTTCCTGTTAAAACATTTTGTTGCTCAGTTGTCGCTTTAAATAAAGCTATTAAAATATCCCATTCTAGCAGTTCGTTTTCTGTTGCCATAATTAATTATTTATACAGTTAATAATATAATTTCTCAAAACTGCGCTAACACCTCCGTAATGCTTACAGTAGTTTTGGAATTTTATTTTATCGCTCCTGTTAATTACTATTTCTAATCTATTATCAAGGAGCTTTTTTATTTTTGGGTCTGGATGGTTTAAGTTTAAACCTTTTCCAATTTGCTCAGATAATTTATTGCCTTTACTATCTTGTTTTTTAAATTCATTTCTCATATTATTGTTTTTATAAAAATTCTGTTAATTCAATTAATAATTCTGTTAATTCTTCATCTGTTATATTACCATCAATATCTTGTAATGTTTTACAGCTATATAATAATTCTTCACCTTTTACATAAGCATACATATTAGCAACTTGTTCACTATTACTAAAGTCAGTGAATACTTCTCCAAAATGGTCTAATTCATAATCTCTTACGGTTTCAATAGCTCTAAAAACACTACCGTTTGATTTGGTTAAAAATTGTTCTGCATTATAATATCCAATTATAAAATAATCTTCATTAAATAATACACTATGTATTTCATCTTTTGGTAATCCTTCTTGTAAGTTTTCTACTCCAGCAATTGCATGTTCTACTATTTCGTTATCTATCATTTTATTTAGTTTTAAGTGTTGCAGCTCCAATCTCTATTCCTATTATCTTTTTTTCTTGTTTAATTAATTTTTCAATGTCTTTTTGTACCATTTCAGCTGCTTTCATATTATTAACAGAATAAAATTGGTTTCTAACTAATATTTTGTGATTGATGTATTCTTTAATTGTTGTTAAATTTCTCATATCGTTTGTTTTAATTAATATAATGTAAACTTACGTAACTTTATCCGGATAATAACTATTATTTTAGATTAATTTTTAATTTATTTTTTAAATCAGCATATTTTGATTGGTCAGATTTGGATAGCAATTCATAGGCTTCTTTTAATTCATCTAATGTTTTGCATCTGTTTAACTTTGGCTCAACATCAGTATCACCACAAGCGTCAATGTCCTTATCAGTTATTAATCCCAGCAAACAAGCTAAAGAATATCTTCTTAGATAAGTTATTCCAGAACCAAGAGTTTGAAATTCATTTTGTCCTTTTAAAACAACTCCCTTTGGGATTAAGATACTACTTTCTATTTTTTGCCCTGTTTTAATATGGAACAAATAAGTGTCTAAGCTGTCACCATTTAAAAATTGGGTAAATCCTAAGCCTTTCACCTTTAATAGTGGCTTAATTGTCTTAAAAACGCTATTGAGGTTTGCGTAAGTGTAATTATATCCTTTCGTTTCTTCATGTATTACTGGAACTTCGTCTTGAAATTCTGCAAGTGCTTTAAATAATTCTGTCATTGTTTTTAGTTTTAATTGATTACTATGTTAAATTCTGTTTCTATATCTGAAGCCATTTCATAGGCTTGGTCTTCATATCCCATTTCTTTTGATGTATAATAGATTTCAATTGCCCTATCTTTTCCAGCATAATCAAATTCTTTTCTCAGTGCTTGTCGTATTGACATATTTTTTTGTAGTTCATTCATGTTAAAATCTATTTTTTAAATATTTATATTCTGCTTTCCTTAGTTGACCTATTTTGTTTTTATTCATCGACTTTCTTAATGCGACATCTTTGTCGGTTCTATAAACTTTAGCCCATTCTCTAAAGTTGTTATAAGTTTTTTCTATGATATACTTAAAATCTTTGTCTATAGATAGTATGAGATTGACCTTAGAGTCTAGTTGTTGTTTAGTTCCTTCAAATTTACATATTGAGTAGTATTCATCTGGTGGGTATTCGCTTATTGCTTTGCACATAAAAATATAATTTCTTGTTTGATATTCTTGCTCAGTCATAGTTTGTTTAAAGTGGGGGTTTTTACACCCCCCATTTTATTAGTTGTTTTCTATTAATTCGTTTTTATAATCCTCAAAGTATCGGAAGTCCATTTCTAATTCTACTAAAATTGATTCATCTTCTTTTTCCTCTAAATCAAATTTATTTAATAATTTTGCTAATTGCTTCCCACTTAAGTTTTTTAAATTTTCCATATCGTTTTGTTTAAAGTGGGGGTTTTTACACCCCCTTGTTATTATTTATTTAGCTCCTGTCATTTTTAATACTTTTTGAAGCCATTTTTCTGCGCCCTTTTTTGTTTTATAATAACCCCCATGCATATGGTAGTCATCACTTACACAAAATAATTTTCCACCGTTTAAAACTTCTATTTTATAATCTGTTACTTTGTTCATATCGTTTGTTTTAATTAATATGATACAAATATACGGAACTTTATACGGAACAAACTAATATTATATTAGTTATTTTTAATAATAACTGTTAACTAACTGATAATCAGCTAATTTAATTTTAAAGAAGATGTTTGATTTTTAGATAATAGCCTTATAAACCAATCTAATGCCGACCAAAACAGCCAATAATAAAATGATTTTCCAGAACCATTTCGCAAGGGTATTGGTTATTTGCTCAATTAAAGTCAACTTTATAGTACTAATTTTATTAAATGGAACTTTGACAATAGTATTAATTCTTATTGTGTCTGGCAAACATTCAGCATCTACTCTTAAAGTGTCATTGATTTTAATGAGTTTTAAGCGTAGTTTATCTTTGAACAATGTAATAGTGTCAAAATCATAAGAA